TAGTTTAACTAATCGTTGTAACGTGCTTATGTTTAGCTTGTTAGCTATGACGTTTTTACTCCTACATAGGGGGAAAGCGAGGCCTCTTGATACCTCTTACAGAAAATACGAAATAAAAGCCTTTCGTTTTCGCAAGCACGATATTTTAGTTTTAGGCATCTCCTTAGCCTCCGAAAAAATAGATTTACTTTCGTTGGCACAAGCAAATTATACTTTTGCAAGAATCAAAGTAATTGCAAATACACAAGTCTGTATTTTTTGAATTTGTTATTAAGCTATGAATCAATAGTTTATAATTTTACAAAAACACGAAACACAGAAAACACCCTATTATCTTATATATATATTTTTCTTTTTTTTATATTCTCTATCCCAAATTTTTAAAGAAAATGCTGTTTTGCTGTTTTTAGTATTAGCATTCAGATAGTTATCTCACACAGAGTTGCGTATTAATAATTGTTTATATCTGTTTTAATGTTTTGTTTTAGTTTTTTGTAATATTGCATAATTGATTTATTGGTGCTAAAAATAGGATGATATGATAAAGGCGACTACTGCGTTGAATAAGATACTTGGTTTGAAGAAGAGGATTAAGGTTATTCAAGGAGGTCAGGGAGCAGGTAAGACTTATTCGATATTGATGATGCTTATAGACTATGCGAGTGCTGTGGAGAAGCAGGACATATACATAGCGAGTAAGGAGTTGAGTAAGATGCGTACTACTGTGATAAAGGACTTCAAGAATATAATGTTTGGTTTTGGGTTATTCAATCCTTACAAGTGGAATAAGAGTACGAACACTTATGAGTTTAAGAATGGGAGCGTAATAAATTTCTTAGGTTTGGATAAGGAGGACATTGGTAAGGGATTGAGGTCTGACATGGTGTTTGTGAACGAGGCTAACAAAGTGCCTTATGAGACGTTTAGGGAGTTAACATCGAGGGCGAGGCGAGTTATAGTTGACTACAATCCGAACTCGGAGTTTTGGGTACATACTGACGTTTTGGACAGGGATGATGCTGACTTTTTGATATTGACGTACAAGGACAATGAGTTTTTGAGTAAGGAGGAGGTTGCAGAGATTGAGTTGAATCGGACTAGGGCGTATTTTGACCCTACGTTACCGGAGGGTGATATTGACAAGTCGGACAACATCAAGAACAAGTATTATTTGAATAAGTGGTTGATTTATGGTAAGGGAGTTGTTGGTGCGAATCCGAACAGGATATTCTTTTGGAACTCGATTGATTATAGGGAGTATAAGAAGTTGGATGTGCCGAAGTTTTATGGAGTTGATTGGGGAGCAGTTGATCCGTTTGCAGTTGTTGAGTGTAAGTATTACGATGGTGCATTGTATTTGCATGAGTTAAATTACAAGAGTGAGAATCAGATAAGGGAGGGATTGAGTGCTGGCATGAACACGAGGTTAAAGAATGAGGATGAGGGATTGATAAAGTGGTTGTTCAGTAAGTTTGCTATAGAGAAGCAGAGGCCAATTATTTGTGATAACAATAGGCCGGAGAAGATAAAGACGTTACGTAAGATGGGTTATGGTTATGCTTTAGCGACTACAAAGGGCAAGGGTAGTATATTGAGTGGTATTGACTTGTTGAGTGGTATAGATGTGCATTATACGTCAACGAGTAAGAACATATCATTTGAGCAGAGGAATTATGCGAGGAAGGTAGACAGGTATGGTGTAATATTGGAAGAGCCAGAGGATGAGTACAATCACACTATGGATGCGATAAGGTACGTTGCGTTATTTTTAATGAGGCAAGGGATAATAAATACGATTTAGGTTGTTAACAAAAAAATATATATCTTTGAGGGCATGAATTTCTTTAGAAACTTATTTTCAGGTCGTTGGTCACGTTTAAGTAGTAATATGTCTAACGACAGCATAAGGGGTTTGAACTTTTACCCAATTGCATCGACAACGGAGTACAACAATATGTACACAGAGCAGGCGAAGTTAAAGGTATTGTTAGAGAATCCTGCATTGCTAACGGTGTTCAGTATAAATTCGGATTTATTTAGTTTAGGTAAGGTAAAGATTGTTAATGACAACGGAGGTGTTATTGAGAATCATCCTTTGCATCAGGTGTTAAGGCAGCCTAACTTTTTTCAAACGGAGAATCAGTTTATGTTTGACTTCATGTTTTGGACTATGTTCGGCAACAGTTATTGTTGTATTGACAGCAAGGTTGACATAGAGAATAATGATTTGTATTTTTTAAACAATTCCAAGATGGACTTTTCGGAGTACATGGTTGAGAATGGTGACAAGTTGATGTTATCGAAGTCGAGTTACAATAGGTTTATAAATGAGATGGTGGAGTATCATTATGAGGATGGGAACAGTAAGATGATTCGTTTCAGTAAGATATTGCACACAACGGACATGACATCTAGTGCTACGACTTGGTACAAGGGTGCGAGTAAGGTTGATGCGTTGTACAAGGTGATTTCCAATTCGGAGTTATCTTTAGATGCTAAGAACATAGAGTTATTATTTTCTAAGAAGTACATGGTTGCGGGTCAGGTATCGGAGGATGATTTGACACAGCCTATGATGATGCCTGGTGACAAGAGTGACATTGAGCAAAAGGCAATGCAAGACCGACCAGTTACGGCAGTACGTTCTATGATAGACATAAAGCGATTTGTTGAGGATTTAAAGACAGAGGGTTTTGACAAGGGTTTCATTCAAGACGTATTTACTATTGCGAGGTTATACAACATACCAAAGGATGTGATTGAGGTAAATTTAGATGCAGGAGCGAAGTACGAGAACAAGAAACACGCATCGGCAGACCACATAGACTATTCCTTAAAGCCAAAGGGGGATGATTTTGTAAATGGGTTGTTGCGTTATTTTGGTATGGAGGGCAGTTCTGACATGAGTTGGGATCATTTGCCATTTATGAGGGTAAGGGAAGAGCAGAAGTACGAGGCTAAGAAGAAGCAAGCTACGGCATATAAATTATTGATTGATTCAGGGGTGGATGCTACTGATGCTAGAAGAGAGTGTGGTTATGAGTTTTAGAGACATTAAATCATTGGAGAAGAGTTTAAGGGAGGCGAGGTCACCTAAAGAACGGAATAAGATATTCCAAAGGATTAAGAAATTAAAAATGGAGCAGTCATGTATTGTCAAGAGTTAAAAAAGGAGTTTTCGGATAAGAGGTCTATGATTGAGGCTTTAAAGTTGAACAAGGATTTAATCATCAAGCAGAAGAAGTCAGAGATTAAGAAGAAAACCTCTCCTTTTGCGTTATCGAATGACATTTCACTCAAATCGTTAAAAAATGGTGTTGATGGTATGATATATCCTATCATAAGCAACACGAATTACTTAGACAGTCATAACGACGTACATTTGAACGGTTCGATGTCAAAAACGGCATCAGAGCAGCAAGGCAAGGTATATTATGTTGTTGACCACAAATTAGAGGTTGATAGTGTAATTGCAACGCCAAAAAACGTTGAAATGTCGTTAGATGTGGTTGATTTTAAGGATTTGGGATTAGATATGGAGGGTAAAACCGAGTGTTTAGTGTTTGGTGTGGAGCGCAAAAACGTTATGCACACAAAGGCATTAAAGATGATTGATGAGGGTCAGCCACAGAACTCAATTAGAATGCAGTATGTCAAGATAGACTTAGCTGTAAATGATGGTGGTGAGGACTATAATGAAGAGTACAAGGTATGGAACGAGGTCTATTCTGGTTTAGCTAACAAGGAGAAAGCTGACGATATGGGGTATTTTTGGGCCGTACGAGAGTTAAAGATAGTAAATGAGGGTATCATGGTATTGTTTGGTAGTAATGACATGACACCAGTAAAGCATACAGAAGCCGATGTAGTCACTTCTGATAAAAATGAGCCGTTGGATGACACTCAAACCGTAACTGATATGTTACAAAAAGTAAAGTTTAATTTTAAATAATTCGTAAGATGAACGAACAAGAAAAGCAAGCTATTATCGACGAGATGGCATCAAAAGTACAGAATGCTACGCAAGAGCAGATGGATAGCTTTAAAAACCAGTTAGAGGCTTTAGACGTTGAGGCGTTAAATGCTCTAAAGGGAAAGAATTTTGCAGAGAAGCAAGATTTTGACAATTTAAAAGACCTTGTAGACGAGGTTAATGAATCATTAAAAGAGATCAAGGATTTGAACGAGCAGAACGTAAAAACCAACAAGGGTATCTATGTTGACTTTGCAGAGAAGAATGCAAAGGACTTCAACAAGAATGACAAAGGCTACGAGAGAGGTTTAACTATTAAAGCACCTGCTTTAATGACAACAGCTAACGTTACGCCAAACGTTACAGGAGGTTTCAGTCCTTTATTCGGTAATTACATTGATGGTAACATTGGTGAAGTTCCTAAAGCAGACCCAGTTATCACGCCATTAGTAAACGTTATTACAGCACCAGGAACGGAGAAGATTTGGTGGACTGAAAGAACTAATGAAGAGGGTGATGCAGAATTTATTGGTGAGGGTGATTTAAAGCCTTTAGTAGATGCTGAATGGGCGACTTACTCTGATGATATCTTTGAGGTAGCTGAGAGATGGAAGTTTTCTAAGAGGTTGATGAATCATGCACCTAGTGTGATTGACAACTTTAGAACTCACGCCAACGAACTTATAGAGAACAAGATTGACGACACCGTATTGAGTGGAGACAATGCTGTTGATTCTTTAGAGTTCAATGGATTAGAGGCTGTAGGTACTGCTTTTATTGTTCCTACACAATTGGCCAACTATTATGCAGGTGCTAACATTTTTGATGCTATCAATGCAGTAGCGACATTTGTTAGACTGAATAACTTTAAGGGATCGTTAACTTGTATATTGAATCCAGTATGGAAAGCAATAATGCAAGGTATCAAGGACAAGGATGACAACTATATCATACCTCCATTTGTAACACAAGATGGTATGCAAGTTGGTGAGGTAAGAGTTGTATTCTCTAACAGATTCGATGCTGCTAAAATCATCTTAGGTGATTTAAAGAAATTCAATCTAGTAATGTCAGAGGATGTTAGTTACGACGAGGGATATGAGAACGACGACTTCTCTAGGAACTTAGTATCAAGAAAGTTAGAGGCTTTTATGGGGTCTTATATTAAAGGAAGTGATGCAGGTAGTATTGTTTCTGATGATATTTCTACTATCTTGTCAGCTATTGCGACAATAGAGCCGTAATATAAATCACAATAAATTTTTAAATATGTCACAAGAAAAAGTAAACACAGAAAAGAAAGCTAGTGTAGACAGCAAAAAAATGTTGAAAGAATTAGCCGAAAAGAAAGTTAAGGTTAGATTTAGTGAAAGACTAAAGCTAGAAATCTTAAAAGACACCAAGTATTACAAAAAGGGTCAAATTATTACGCCTCATGTAACATTTGGTAATGAGTTAGTGAAATTAAAAATCGCTAAAAAGGTTTAATTAACACGTTATGATAATAGATAAAACATACTTTGTAGATAAGTTAAACATACCTAATTTAGATTTGGATGAGAATAGTGATTTGATTTCAGCTAACAGCAATTTGGATAATGTTATTGCGAGGTATAGTTTTAAATATTTGACTGATGCTTTTGGTTATTTTACAGCAAAACAAATTTTAGCTGTCATTAAGCCTAATGGTCAGATTTATAGTGGAACAGAACAGAAGTACATTGATTTAATTGATGGCAAGGAGAGTGAGGAATGGTTAGGATTGCGATATGAGATAAACAATATCAAGTATAGCCAGATAGCCAGTTTTTGCTATTGCCAGTACACTAAAGAATACGAGACAAGGTTAACCGAGATGGGTAACACCTTAGACGAGAGCGAAAAATCCTTAGTTGTATCATCATGGAGCAAGTTTAACGCCTCATGGCGTGAGATGATGGATATG